GGCGAAATATATCATGCCCCTTTTCATTAAACTCTAATAAACGCAAAATTGTATCAAACTCGTTAGCAATTTTTTCTTTAATGCCATCATTTAAAGTCAACTGATCCATATTCAAACGAACCTGTGGATCGTTATCATTACTTACAATTGCTTCATTGATAATATCTTCTATTGCCATATCGCACTCTGGCTGCATAGCAACTTCGATAGCGTCTAATTAAATCTGCTTCGTCCTTTATTTTTCCTTCCATGTCAAGGTAATGACCATAAATGCCACCACCCACAATAGCTTGTGTGCCATCATCAGGAGAAGGCAAGGTAAAGTTTTGACTCGCACTTGCCTTCTCTTTTGACCTGGTAATGGAAAAGCCGAAAAGCTCTGCCATATTATTATCTCCTCACTCTTAAATTATGTTGTAGTATTGGATTCCCAATATTGGTATGTCCATGTTACATCAAAGGTTTCTAATGCCGAAGCCTGATCCATAGTTAATGGAAGAGCTGCTATAGTTTTCGGCCATATTCCCCTAAATGTATAAGATTTTAACGTATTGCCATTATTATCTAAATGATCCACAAAAGCATCTGCTTGATAGTCTGTCGGATTACTCAATCCCTCGTTGTCGGAGTGATTGTTAATGCCGTTCATCCATCTTTCAACTGCATTTCTCACTAAAAAGTCGGTATCATTTATAACAGTAGTGGTCCAGTCCGCAAAGGTTCTGTCTCCTGCTAATTTGATAGGTCGACCTCTAAAATTTACTAAAACTTCTCCCAAAGTTGATTCTGGTAAGCTAGTTGTAGTACAAAGAAATGCCATACTTTCTGTTTCTCCTCCCACAGCTGCAAAGCCGGGAAAGGGCATGGTAACTTTAAACTGATTTGCTCTAGCTCCGCCACCTTTGAGCTTAGATAAAAAACTTCCTATTTGTGCCATTTTTTACTCCTATGCTCCTATGACTTCACTAAATGCAACACCAGTTCTGGTTGCAATAAAGTTAAGTTTGATAAAGTTAATAGAACGAGCAGGCTTAACATAAATGTCCGCTATAAACTCATTTCTATCAATTACTTCACCTGTGTTATTACTATCATCACATATTACAGAAAAGTCTGTAATACCTCGTCTGCCTTGAACATCACGCAAGAAAGGTTCTACCATATTCCTAAATTGTGCTCTTGTGAACTCATCATTGAACTCAAAGAGTTGAAATTTAGCAGCAGTAGAAATTGCTTTTTCTAAAGTTAAGAAAAGGCGTCTTACATTAATTCTGTCAAATGCACTTGGTTTTTTCTGGAATGTTTTGTCGCCAAACAAAACAGTTCCTTGTCCTGGAAATGTTACAACAGGATTGACATTTGCTTTATACAAAATATCTCTTTGTGCCTCATTAGGATTATATGCTAAACTTACAGCACCCCTAATTTGTCCCCTATTGAAACCTCCTGGTGAAAACCAAGGATCTGAAACTAAATCAGTCCTTGCACACAATCCAGCTATATCTCCGTTAAGTGGAACCATTCTGAACACATCATTGTATTTATCATACTGTTTTTTGTATCCTGAATCAATTACCACATAACTTGAAGATGATAGACCGTTAGCAAAGCCTATGACATTTTGAGTCATACTAATCGGATCAATAGTAGCCACACCAGTTGTTGGTACGGTATCTGCCCTTGCAGGCGAAATAAATGCTATACAATCCTTTCTTTGCTCAACAACATCAATTAATTTAGTTGCTTTAGTGTCTCCAGTTACTTCACCTGTAGCTTGTGATGGTCCGCATAATAAAAAGTTAATTTCAACATTTTCTGTATCCAAAAACTTATCGTATGCTAATGCTAATTCACCATTAGTTGGTGCATTATCAGTTGTTCCACTAGCTAATGAGGTACTGAATATAGTAAAGTCATTTGCGCCTTGGGCATCAAATGTTTGTCCACTCTTTGCAGAACCAGCGTTTGCTAAAGTTGTTTCGTGATCCATCCAGTAAATCCAATTACTGTTAGCATAAACCACATCCGCATAGTAATTAGTATTACCTTGCGAATCTTTAGCATCACTTGCTTGTGATAATCCTTCATATTTTTCTAATGTAGTTCCAGCCGTGCCGGTAATGCCTCCATCTTCGTCAATAACTGCAATATGAACTTCATCAAGTGATCCCCCAGCAGCAGATACATCAGCTGTTGTTCCAGGCGGTTGTGAAAATTCAAAATAATGTTCCCAATGTCTTTTAACTTTAGCATTGTCAACTACGGCAGTCCGTAATCCACCTGCTTCAGTTAATCCTGTTGAGGTATTATATCTTGCAATTGTTAATACATGGGTAGAAATAGCAGTTACTTTGTAGTATTGTCCAGAAGGTGCAGCTGTATAATCAGAAGCACTTCCAAACTCCACTAAATCTCCAACTTGTAATAGAGAGCCATCATCAACAGTAACACTTGTTGCCGCTAACGCTGCTGCGCCTGCGACAAGATTGCCACCCATTTGACTTGGTCCAAAGGCTGTTGAATTAGAACACATTGATACTTTTAAGTTATTACCAATAGTTCCTGATTCTCTTGCAGCCCAAGCTCCGACAGAACCAGCTCCACCAGAATAAATATCAAGATAGTGTTGGGTATTTTTAATTTGTACTGCTGTACCAGAAGCACAGGCATTAACATTACCCGTAGTTGCTCTTACAACTCGTAGGGCGTTTCCGTATTTTAAAAAGTTGGTTGCACTAAAGAAATATTCGAAAGTGTCAGAATCTGGTTTTCCAAATATTCTAACATATTCATCTTCACTTGAAATCGCAACGATTTCGTCCATCGGCCCTTTCTCAGCTGCTACTACAATTCCTGCAATACTTGTAGATACCGCAGGTATAATATTAGTGAGATCCTTTTCAGTTACGAGAACACCAGGTGATACTTGAAAAGCCATCTTGTTTCTCCTTATATAGTTATGGTTTTAGTCTGAACTATTTATAAATTACTGACCTTTGATGATTTTAACAGGTTGCCACACTTGCCCATACGGATCAGCAAATTTTTCTTCTTCAGGACGAGTAACAC